TTACACCATTAATCATACGTGTGAGTGAGGGTATATTGAAATGCCATCTAGCTTCAAGATCATTCTTGGCTAACAACGTTTCAATCTCAATGTCATCCCACTCTACATTTAAGTCAGGGGTAAAGTCATCATTGTGTTGTTCTAGCAATAGTCGTAGAGGCTCAAGACTACTTTGCACACCGTTCACATAGTCAAAGCCTAAGTTAGCTATGTCTTCACCTACAACTTGTTGGAATAGTTTTGAAAGCACCTCTTGTGCTACATCACCACCCAATGGTTGTTCTTTTTTAATTGTTTTGAAAAGTATTGAGTATGCTTGTTTCTGTGCAGTTGTCATTTGAGGATGACTAGATATAAACAATGCTTCTATTTCATCCGGGGATAGAGTTCTCTCATACCTATCCATTGCTAAATCTATTGACTGTTTGATCTTCCTAGCATCTTTGCTAAACAATCTATCGGGACACTTTGCACCACGATGTTCATCGTAGAACTCCTTGTCCATCAAACTTCTTAATAATGCTAATTCCATATTTTACTCCTTCGGGGTTAGGTTATATAAATTAGTTATGTCTTTTTTATTATAATATTTTAAATCGTCAGTTAGTCTTAGTACCTTTATGTTGTTCACGTATCCTCTTAACTCTTTTGCAAAAGCAAAAATCTTAGGCATAGCATCGGGGTCAAGTGCTATAATAATTGTAGAGAACCGTGAAAGAAAATCCTTGTGTTCTTCTGAGAGTGAAGTTCCAAGAATAGCAACCCCGACGTATGCTTTGCCACCAACTCTAGCAGCACTAACACAGTCCTCTACAACAACACCGACAGTACCACTGCCATAGTGATATGGCAAGGTATTATTTCCGTATCGTTTCCATTTGGGTAGTCGTGATGTTAATGCTCTTCCTGTCGCATCTACAACTTTGTTGCCATCCTTAATTAGAAAGACAACCCTATCTTCTTTCACATCGTAATGTAAATCTAGCTCCGTTGGATCTAGACTCCATGTATTGCAAAACTCTATTAACTTTTTTCTATTATTATGGGGAACAATATATTCGGGTAACACAAAGGCAGTGCATGGAGGAGATTCATTTTCTTTCTGTGACTTTGCAGTCTTAATATCATCAGCAGAAAGTCTTACCTTTGTATTACCCTTTATGTTACAAGAAGCCTTGTAACAATTCCATACTAACATTCCCATGTTATTTGTAGCAGTAAATGTTTTATAACCATTACAAATGGGGCAGTTAAGTCTCTTGGTATGTCCTATAGGTATGTTTAAGTCTAACATGTACCCCCGGACAAAGTTAATGTCATTTACCATAATTCTAAAAATCCGTCAATTTTTTTCTTGCATCGAGTGCAAAGTTGGCAGAAGTAAAGGTATTTTTCATGTATGGTTTTACACTCTGTGGATTAGCATGACCAGTAACTGCCATGATATTACCCATAGATACTCCTGCATCCACCATCTCTGTTGTACCAGTTCTTCTAAGGTCAGATAATCGCAAATTTTCAGACAATCCAGCCTCATTCATGATCTTCCTACCAATGAATGGTAGTTTAGTGAGCGAATAAGGCTCGTACAGACCCCTTCTTGGCTTTGGTCTAGGGGTAACATACCTCTGAAATCCAAAGTCCTCACGTTGAGATTTTAGCATGTCATTGAGATCATCAGATATTGGCAAGAATACCTCTGCTTTTCTCTTTGACTGTTTGATATGTGCTTTTTGGTTGTCTAAATCCAAACTGTCCCATGTTAACACTCGCATGTCACCTAATCTTTGACACCATTCGTATGCCATATGCACAATCAAGCCTATACTTCTGTAATTGAAGTGAGAATAAGCATGATCTAGGAACTTTTTGACATCTTCCTTCTGCCAAATAACTCTTCTCTGTTCGGGTGTCCTCTTTTTTACATTTGAAAAAGGATTAGAGTTACAATACTCCATCTGAATACCATAATTTACTAACACTCTAGACACAGACATGACATGATTCGCCATATGTATGCCTTTCTCACACCATTTTTCGTAGCACATCTTTGCATTCTTAGTTGTGATATCAGATATGTTAGTACTACCCAAAGTGCGAGTAGTACCAACATTTGTATCCATAGCTACACTAAGAAAATACTTATATTGTGCTTTAGTTTCATCACGTAAGTTGTTGAAATCAAACGATAAATAGTATTCTTGTAGTAACTTATTTGTCTTCATTACGCTGCCACCAATTGCTTGAACTGTGGTGAGTTGATCCACTTGGCAACCTCTTGCTCTCTCTTCCACATGGACTCTGCCTTAGTGTCGTGACCAGTATTTCTAAGAGTGAAACCATTGTGGTCATCAGCATAAGAAGAGTAGTTAGTGAAAGCAGAGTAGAGAGCAAACACATTCTTACCTCGCTTGGCAATCTCTCTGTGTGCTAACTCATACATCTTGTCTACCATCTTCTCAGATTTGATGATGCTAGATAAGAATGTCTTACCATCTACATTTAGAGGTGTATCTGCCCACTTCTGTAGCATCTGACAACGCAACTCAAAGTTAGCTCTAGCTTTCTTAACTCTATTGATAAAGTTACCATAAAGAAAGCCACTAGTATTCTTCATCACGATACTGCTGAAGTCCCCAGTGATCTGTCCGTTGCTACAATAGGTATCAATAGCACCCGTATGCACTTGATTAGAACAAGACCCATCAATACCATGCAAAGCAATGATACGTTCATTGATGACAGTCCTATGCTTGTTGGTGATCACCTCATGCTGAACATTAGGTAAGATGATATCCAAGAAACCAAAGGCATTATTCCTAGCAGTCTTGATCTTTACTTCTGCATCTTCTAGCTCGTGAGGCAATCTATTGTCTTGTATCACTTGCTTGATCCCATTGAAAAACTGTGGATGTGATGCACACTTAAAGCCATCGCCTACGATACCGATATAGTCTCCAGTACTTTTGTTGATGACATACTTTTTGCCTTTCATCTTGGTTGGCTTGAAGCCTACTTTGAAGTCAAGGTCAGATCCCTCTATCTGAAATAAAGGGTTAGTTACAAAATCTAATGGCATGATATTTCTCCTTTCTCCATTGTTTGTAATTAAGATACTTTTATGGCTATGTATATGCATAGTCCAATGATTAATAATTTACCATAGTCGAGGTCAAACTTTGTACCCTCGCCATAGTTGACGTTAAAAAAATCTACTATTCTATGAAACATTTTTACTCCTTATAAAAATTTATTTAATAGTTCACTTATGACTACAACTGTAGCACAAGCATAGATATATATGATGACCCATTTTAGTACATGGTTTATTTGGTCATCTGCCATGTATACCCACTCGTGGTATTTCTTACTCATGTTCTCCCCCCA